TGCTTTGGTGTTGCAGTAAAAAAGTATGATCTCTCAGCATATATTGAGAAATACTCTACAGGTTCAATAAAGTTTTTCTGTACTGAGTTGTGTGCTTCATCAAAATAGATGGTGTCAACTTCAATATCAAGTGACTCTTGTATCTTGTGTAGTGAATGATATGTAGTGAAGATTAATATGTTCTTGGTGCTGTTATGATACCATCTTTCAAGTTCATCAGTTTTAGTTGTACTGAAATGATGTGTCTCTCCACTGTGAACATGTGCTACATCAACATTCGTAATAAACTCAAGAAACTCTGATGATAATTGGTTGGCAAGTAGAATACGAGGTGCAACAACCACAATAGTCTTATTGACGTATGATCTGCTAAATTCATTCATAGCATCATCAATCATACACATTGTTTTACCACCACCTGTGGGAACAATTATCTGACCTTTAGTGTTACGAAGCATTGCTTTAACTGCTTGCTCTTGATGTGGTCTTAGTTGCATGTAAAACTCATTGATATGTACATATCATAGCACAAAAAAACCCCCTGTGTAGAGGGTTGTGACAGTTTCCCAACTGATCTCTTCTAAAAATTTATAGCATCTCCCGAACAAACCATACAAAGGTATGTATAAATTTATTGAATTTGATCTATATTATTTCCAATCAGGTATATCAGGATAATGCTCCTTAATATAATTATTTATTTTATGAAAACTATCTTCCATCCAATCCTCCCAGATGACAACACCATGTGGTATATGTTTCATATCCTTATACATTCTCTTTGTGTACAAAATACCTCTCAATAACATAACCTCATTACGATTAAGTTTCATCTTCAACAATAGTATCTAGTTTTACATCTATCATAACAAATTCCATTGGTTCTGTCGAGAGATTATACCCTTCATGTGTCACATCCATAACAGGATATGTTTGAGGTACACCCTCCTTCCAAGTTATTTTTTTACCATCCCATATCATAAAACAATGGGTTCTATCAGGTATTTTAAGTGGCACTTGTATTCTTTTATATCTGCAAGGATAAACATCAGGATCTCGATGTGGATTAAGAATAGTTCCAGATTCAAACCTAGAAAAAGTAGCAAAAATAATCTCGTCCTTTAAAAATATGTCCGCAACTTCATCACTCATAATTTTTTTACGGATAAAAACCTTTTTGCCAGCACCTTTCAACCAAGATATGTAAACACTTTTATTTGAATACCCTTGAACTGTGGGTGCTTTTTTTAAAGGAAATTCTGTCTGTTTTGCCCAATTAAATATTTTTAGTAAATCTTGTCTTGTAATCATTATTAATGATAATTATATCAATTCAAAAAATGCTATGGAAGAATTATCTGATATTACTATATCATATTCTTTTGATTTTTTCAAGTCTGCGTACTCCATCTCGTTTATATTTTTACCATTTATACTACAAGAACCTTCAAATACGATAATACAAGAATATTCTTTTTCAGATTTAATAGTGCCTGTGTCTAACATTTTTGCGTTCCATTTATTTGTTTTTTTCCAAGAATTAAAACAAATGAATTTTGTATTCTCAAAACTTTCACCTACGACATTACAATTAATGGTATCTGACACATCAACTAATTTTTTCTTTCCATCTACAGGTAAATTTATTCTCTCAAACTTTCCATCTCTTTGCACATGCAAAGTTCCTTCACCTCTCATTACAGCACAATAATGTGTATGTCTATTTTCTGCCTTTTCTAATTCAATATGATATTCAGCAGTTGTATGGACACATAAAAAGAATTTAGGTGCTCGATAAGTTCTATTAAAGGTACTCATTCTATTTCAACTCTTCTCATTCTTCTTGATCGCATCATTTCTTTCGCATTTTCACCATCTACACAAATTACTTTACCAACATAATCTTCCAAATTTACACTATTTGGAATCTCGTGGGGTATATTTTCTCGTAGTGTAATTTCTTTATCTTCTTGTCTCAAAACTTTATTATATCCATATTGTGCTATGGATTCTACTAAGTTTCGACTATCAAAAGAAACATCATATTGAATGGTAGAGGTCGCTTTGGCAGGATATTCTGAAATAGGTTTTGGTGCATTTTGCCTACAATATCTTATCACAACTTGTTTTGTTTCAGGTAAATATTCCTCTATTTTAAATATCATTTTCATGGTTGCAACATTCCCCAAGATGTAAGTATATACTTGTCTTGTCCTATGGGTGGATTACCTCGATGAACATGTGTAAAACCTGCTGGCCAGATTACCAATGTGCCTTCAACTGCTTTAATTCTTTTATTTTGATATAAGAACTCAGTCTCACCTCCCTCTTCTACAGTATTAAGATATGCCTGAATGACAAATCTTCTCGTAGCAGTTTCAAATGCAGCATTTTCATAATGCCATTTATGAAAACCACCACCAATCGGAATTCTTTTTGCTTTGACATCATATAACAAAAAGTTAGATTGACCTAAAACACTATAATCTTGTAAGTAATTATCTACACATTCTTTTGTGGATGGTAAAAAATTCCTTACTAATTTATCAGATGAATTTAAATCAAAATCATCATCATTTGAGAAGTTTAAGGTTTCATGATCTCTCTCATGTAATTTACTATTCTCTTGTACAATTAATCCCTCTTTTCTTAGATAATCAATATATTCTATCCATTTCTTACAATCTTCGGGCGATAAAGCATTTTCATAAATTGAAATAAAATCAGTGAGCATAATAATTAATTAAATGAACCGTTTGCAGTACCTCCATTTCTACCACCAACAGAATTTCCCGTTACAGTACTGTTGTTTGCAATAGTTGCACTACTGAAGTATATAGCTTTACCATCAGAACCCGCATTACCAGGTGTGCCAGGAGTTTGCCTATATGCTCTGTCATCTGCTCTAGTTCCACTAGTTCCATTCACAGGGGCATCATTTATATCACCACCAGCACCACCAGCACCACCAGTTGCACCTCCTTGTGCACCAGCAGTTCCACCATCACCACCAGCACTTAACATTCCATCGTTACCAGGTCCACCATTTAGGGGAGCATCTCCATTGAAACCACCAAGTCCTCCAGCACCACCAGCACCAGCAGGGAGACCTCCTCCACCACCTCCACCAGCACCAGATCGTCCGAAGTCAGTAGTACTCTTGTCTGATGGGTCGTTGGAAGCACCACTACCACCTCCTCCACCACCATATCCACATCTAATCACACCATTATTATTAATTGTTGCAGCATATTCAACTCCCAATGCACTCGTACCTTGACCACCATCACCACCTCTAGATCCACCAGCACTACCAGCACCTCCACCATCACCACCTGCACCTGTCAGATGCCCCGATGGTCCTATATCCACTTGTAATTCTGTGCCACTTGGCCAAACTCCAGTTCTGAGTGCAACATCAGTCACATCCCCATCTTTTATACCACCGATAGTTTGATTCACGTTTACAAATATCTTTTTACCACCTTGCCAATTTCCTGAAGTCAGATTGTAATTACCATCAACCGAACCAGTAGGTCTCTCTCTAAATCCACCAATGACTTTCACTTTTGCATCTACATTATTATATCTCCAAGTCGCAGCCATTTGACTGGCATTTTCTGTTTGTTTACTTGTCTCTGTTTGACCTTCTGGAAGGGTATAATAATCAACTACCATATTTAATTTTTTACCACGAAAATCACTAAACTTAATCTCATCAGATACTGGTATACCAGTGTCTAGTGGTAAATTTGTTAATGAACTTCCTGGTGGTGAAGCATTTTGAAAACTAGGATCATCTCTGCGATATTTTCCCAAACGACGTGTACCACCTCCTCCACCAAATTCTGCCTCAATTTGCCCAAAAGATATTGAATTTCCACTAGTTGGTAATGTCATTATGAGTCAACCTTTGTAGTGGTTCCAATTCCGACCCATCCCGCACCGATATAAACTTGTAATTGATTTCCATCTGTATTGTATACTAAAGCACCATCTGTCAGACCAGTAAGATTATCCCTCTGGTTGGTAGTGATTTTTGGTGGCAGCATGAACATTTTGTTTGCAAATGCTCCTGAAGGAATATTTTTTCCAGCATCAGCAAAATCAACTGCTGATTTGGGTAATGTTGTTCCTACACCAACAATTGTTGAAACTGATGCACCAGTAGTAAATATGGAGTTTCCAAATGTCTCGTCTGTTTTAATTCCTAAATTACCAGAAGCAGATATAAAAACTTTATTATCACCCGAATTTAGTTCAATAGGATTAGAACCAACAACTGTCTGAATACCTATGTTATCTGTTTTTATTGAAGTTACAGTTACAATTCCAGCAGAAACATTGGTGAATGTAGATATTCCTGATGCTGCGTTTACATTACCTGTTAGATTACCTGTGAGATTACCAGTGACATTTCCTTCAATTGATCCTGTTAGTGATACATCACCAGCAATAAATATACCTCCACCAAAAGTTGCACCAGCTGATATTTTAGCATCACCCTGTACGTGGAGTTTATGTGTTGGCAATGTTATACCAATACCTAAACTTCCACCAATTCCAGTTAAGGTCATCAACTGAGCATTATTAAAACCTTTATGCCAATGGAAATTGCCTGTATTTGATAAATCGTTTGCGTTAAGATAGTAGTTAATATTTCCACTATCAGTATTAATTAAATCTAGTGATCTTCTTGTACTATATGGAGATCCACCACTCTCGTTACCATATCTCAATGATCCAAAGTGTGATGATAAACCAGACGCACCACCGTTTAAACTTGCAACATTTAACTGACCATAAACACTGGCACCAACTCCAGATGTTGCAAACTTTTCTAACCCGTTAAAATATAATTCTACGGATCCATTATCCGTGGTCTTAAAATGTGTTTCATTACCATTAGCACCTTTTACTTCAAAAGTATCGGTAAGTATATATAATATTCCTGTGTCATTTGATATATAAGAGTTGGTTCCAGTGTGATAAAGTATTAAATCTCTCCCATGACCTAAAACTATTTTAGCATTATCAGCAAAAAATACAGTAGATCCAATTCCCACTGTTGCACCTGTTCCTACGGTTACATTATCACCGAACGTTGAGATACCTGTGACGTTAAGAGTTTCACTAATATTAGTGATATCTAATTCAGTTCGTCCATCTACATCTAAATCACCATTCGCATCAATGTTATTACCGAATGTTGAGATACCTGATACGTCAATATTACCATTTAAATCTATATTACCAGTAAATGTTGACACTCCAGCAGTTACAATAAGTTTATCGTTAGATGAATTTCCTAATGTGCTACTACCTTGTACAACTAAATTATTATCAACATCTAAACTACCATCAATATCTACATTGTTATTAATATCAACTGCGCCACCGAATGTTGAAACACCGCTTACATCTAATTTTTGTGCTTTTAAATCAGTTGTTGTCGTAAGACCAATAAAACTAGCATTGCCTGTAAATACAGAATTACCAAGAACATCTAACTGAGTTGTTGGTATTTCACTACCAATACCAATATTGGTAGTAGTAGACAGTCCACCAGCATTTGCAATGAATCCCTCTGTTGCAATCGCAACTATATTTGTAAGACCTGATGCATCACCAACAAATTTTGTAGCAGTAACAATTCCTGAAACTGAGTCAATTTTTATATTACCAGATGTTACTACTCCACTTATAATTGCTCCAGATAAATTTGTTACTCCTGTTATACTTGCACTACCACGAACATCTAAACGTTTTTCTGGTATTGTAGTTCCAATTCCAACTAGTCCAACAGAGTTGACAATAAAATTACTATCATCGACCTGAACACCGTTTCTAAAATTAAATGATTTGGTATAATTTGCCATTACCTTTTTAGTTATTTATTTGTTTTCAAGAGAGTTGACTTTTGCTGTTAATTCCTTAACTGCCTCAACTAATACAGGAATCAATCTATCATAACGAACACCTTTTGTTCCATCACTTCTTGTAGCAGTGATACCAGGTAATCCAAGTGCTTCAACCTCTTGTGCGATGATACCAGTATCCATTCCCTTGTTTGCTAATCCTGATTTCCAAGCAAATACATTACCACTTAATGAATTAACCATTTTGAGTGCATTCTTAATTGGTGAAATATTTTCTTTGAGTGTCATATCAGATGAGTTAAACGCAACGATGTCACCATCACATCTTAATATAGGTGTGCCAGATTCAAGATTGAAATTTGCTATGGTTATGTTAGAAGTACCATTATTTCCAGAAATTCTTACTGAACCATTAGTCGATGTATTATGAATTGCTGCAATACCATCATGTCCACCATTTGTATGAATGTCTCCTGAATTTGTGTCATTGCCATCAAGTTTTAAATGTCTTTTACCAAAAATATCATTATTAGTAATTAAAACATTAGTTACTGTAGCAATTCCTGATATAATAGCACCGATTGTTGTAGTTTCTACCCTAACTACATCATTACTATCTAATAATTGTGAATTGTTAAGACCATCTAACCCTGATCCATCACCCTTGAATGATGTTGCAGTTAGAATTCCAGTTACGACAGCTCCTGTATTTGTGGTTTTAAATCTACGTGTACCATTAAAGAAAAGATCAACTGAATCATTAGGACTCGCAGTGATCATATTTTCAAAATTATTTGCAGCATCACCTACTCGATTATTAAATGCAAATCCACCCTGAGCCGTTTCAAATAACAACGTGTTTGTATTTGTTGTTCTTATAACATTTGTATTTGGATAATTTCCACCACTACTGTGGAAAATTTCTAAATCTCCACTATTACCAAATTTTATTGCAGCATCATCAGGTAAATTAGCAGTTTTTGCGATTCCCACACCACCAGATATTATGAGTGATCCTGTTGTTGAACTTGTGGAATCCGTTGTTGTTTTGATTTTAACTGCATCCTTAAGTTGAACTTCATTGTTAAATGTAACAGGTCCATCAAATTCAGATAATGATGTCTTAGATTTGCCACCCTCAACCACAAGTCTTTCTTTGATTGTTGATTCGTCAAATACAACACTCAATCTACCAGGATTTTCACCTGTGACTGATGGTATTGGAGTATCGAAGGATGTTTCCTCACCTGTGAGTGCTGACTTTTTCTGGTTTCCAATATAGAAATCACCTTTGTTGTTCATTCCAGTGTAAACAACAGCACCACCTGCTCTCTCTTGTGACTGTGATAGGAACTCTTCCTTCTCAGAAATTGTTTTGACCTGAACTTGTGGGAGTGCAGTTGAATAGTTACCAGGACCATAACCAAGATATTCAAATGTATGACCTGATGCTCTTAAAATTGATGGTCGATTAAATTGAATTGGGAACGGTTTAATTTTCTTAACAAGTGATCCAGTTGCATGAGTTTTAATAACCGTACCAAAAACTCCACGAATTACTGAAATTTGATCATTATTAACTCCAAGTAAAGTATTTGTAGATACTCGAAGTATCTCCTCATCAATCAGTAAGTATGATCCATATGGGAATCTTTGAAGTAAATTATGTGTATTCGTAGTATCAATAGTGAATTTATTGTCACTTGATACCATCTGAGCACTTAATTTTCCATGTTCATTATCAAATAATTCTACACCACGAATTGATAAATTTTCTTGACCAGAATCTGATACACCATCATTTGCTGATAATCCATGTTTAAGTATGAATCCATTATCAACACTTATATCAGATGCTAACTCAAATGTAAATGTTGTGACACCAACTTTTGTTTTAACAATATATGAACCTTGGTCAATATTTGATGAATTATTTAATTGGAATCTGTTTCCAGCAACAAGTCCATGAGGTTCAAATGTTGTGATAGTTTTTAACCCATCTGAGAAACTTTCAGTATCTACCTTAGATGATGAACTAACTGTAAATGCATATTGATCTGATATAGGATCAACATCTGCACCTGTTTTATGAATTGTAATCTGTTTCTTATCATTTACTTCTTTTAATCTAAAGTATGAGTCAGATGCTGTTCCTACACCTGTAAATTGAATAACTAAATCACTCGAAACTCCAATGTTTCCTGCAGTCAAACCTGCACCAGACACATTACCATCTAATAATGCAACTCCATTACCAGCTCCTATTTGATTTGCATCAAAATATCCTTTGTTTCCTGCAGACCAACCAGATCCAGCATTTGTGATTTCAAATGATGTTACAGCACCATTAGAAACTATGACATTAGATAATGTTCCATTCCATGTAGAATCGTTTTGAGTAGTACTATTGAATACTTTTACATTACGATAAGTTGCCACACCAGAATTTGGTGTATAATTTGCTCCACCAGAGTGAAGTGTAGCAGTCATTATACCCGCAAAATTATGTTCAGTAGTGAATGAAACTATCCCTGTTGTAGTATTGTCTGTGAATGAGAATAAAGGTTGACCTATTCCAATAGTTTTAAGTAATTTATCATTTGTCTCTCTTGTAAGACTCTTTAAAGGATCGTTTGTAACCACCTGTCCTAAAGGAGATCTTACAGCAAAAGATTTAGATGCTTGGGGATTTTCATTTACATTATCTCGATCTAATTGAGGATATAAATCAACTACATTTTGACTATAGCTTAAATTAGTATATTCCTCTTGAATGGTATTACTGGAATTAAGAGCAAATACTTGATAAACACCATCTTGTGTGGCATCAATATATTCTGAAACTAAAGTATTTCTAAACAAATAAATATTTGATTTTAGATCAGTCCTCTCAAATCTAGGAAGAGTTGTATCCTTTATACTAAAATCATTTGTTGCAGAAGCACCTAAATTATCTCTTGTGGTTTCATACTCAAATGTCAAACTATTTGGTATGTTTTTGACAGTAAATTCTCCATTATATCCTTTATTATCTTCACCCAAAGCACTACCACCCGAACCACCATCTTTAACATTTTTGATGGTAACCAAGTCACCGATTTGTAAATTATGAGGTCTCTCTGCTTGAATTGTGATAATATCTGTTGCATTATTGAACGTACAACTACCAATAAATCTAGGATTTCTTTCAAATTCAAAATCTGATCTAGTAAGAGCATCATTTTTAGTAAAATCAGTTGATCCTCGAACACCAGTTGAACTTGATTCTTGAATTACAAAACCGTTTTCTGGATTCTTTGAGTTTGAAATTTCTTTTGGTATTGCAAGTCTAACCTTATAAATTTTTTCATCAAGAGATCTCGTGTCTGAGATTCTTTTTACGAATGATGGTTCGGTTCTACCAGTGAGTGATGCAATACTTGTAAATATATTGTTTCCTGTTTGAACATTAACAAACCATTGTCCTTGATCACTATCAAATTGAACAGGATGTCCTAAGTCACCAGAATCTTTATCACTAACACGACTTAATACTTTTAAATTTGTTCCTTTATATACACTGATAAATTCAGAATTGTCTGCGTTAGTTTTTGATGATGCTAATCTAAATGTGTTAGTGGATCCTGTAGGAACAATAACAAAATATACTGTTTTTTCATCTAAATTCTCTGGTAAATCACCATCGTCACTGATAACAATTACTTTTTCACCTGTTGATAGTTTGTGTGCTGATCCATCCGATGTTGTAAACAGACTTCCAGATGGTTCTCCAACCTCTATTGTTTTGACACTTGACAATGAAGGTGTGGCAGTGCCATCCTCCATCAAAATATTTGCTGATTTTTCTACACCAGCAATATCTACAAATAAAACATCATTAACTTTGGCACCAACTCGGAAACCCTGAGTCACTGATGGTGGTAATATATCTTCAGAGGTAAATCCAAACAAATACAATCTTTTATCATTATTAACAGTTTTTGTTTTATCAATGTCTATTGAAACCCAATCAATATTTTCTTCAGATGAAGTTATTGCCCTTGGTGGTAATATATGAGTAATGAAAGCTCGATCATCTTTTTGGAATGCATTTTTCTTAAATCCATCTGCTACAAGTGCTAATTGACCAAAGTTGGAGTTTGAGTTAGTGATAGAAGCATCGGCACCTGATTTTGCTTCAAAATGAACACCGTATCCAATCGCAAATACAGATACAATTTGTAATACAGAATCATTTGATATTTTTACATGTCTTGTCTCCCATCCATTTCTATAGATTGCATCAGAATCTAAGTGAAATACTTTCTCGGTGTCGGTTGCAGATGATTCTGATGAAAGTCTTTCATCAAAAACTGGGGTTATGCTCAATCCATCATAATCTCTACCTGTCTTACTATATTTTACAAAAGCACGATCATCTTTCTGTAATGAAACTCCAGTAAATTGTGCAACAACCATTGAACGGAAACCAGTTGCCTTTGATCCATCGGCATGCATACCATTCATACCATAAACAGATCTCAACGATATGTTGAAGATATAAGGTGATGCTCCCCCAACTGTATCAGTTTCAACTGTGACAGTTGCACCACTTACATTAGAGGCAGTTGCTAATAACTCATCAGGAACATTATCGAGAGCATACGTGAATACTTTTTTATTAGTCGCACTGACACTGGTTACCTTTGCTGAAATATTATATTCAAGAGGAATAACACCAGATATTTTGATTGGGGTTCCTACATCAAGATTGTGATCCTGTTGTGTTGTTACAGTTACAACAGGTGATACGTTTGATCCATCACCTGATATGAGACCTGTAATTGAAATTGGATCCGCCGCAAATGCACCAACAATTTCAAATTCAGGTCTTCTTGCAGCAAAACCATCAGCACTTGCAGGAAACTTGTCAATAATATTTCGATTTGTTGTTGCAGTACCATAAGCTAATGAAAGCTTATAGTAATACATATTTAAATCTGTTAATTCTGTTTGTTCGTTTAAATTTACTCCATCTGCGTATTCAAATACTGTTAATTTGTGGTGTGAAAAAGTAGGAGTGCTTAATTTGCTGGTAAATGTTGTATTATCTGTATATACTAATTCACTTTCCTTTCCATCAAATACAGAAAATTGCCAGAAATAACAGGCACCTGTGATTCTAAAAATTGCAGAATTAGGAACTGATGAATCTGTTGGGTTTGGAACATATTTTGGAATAATTTTTGTTTTTCTTAAATCAAGTCCAACAATTGAAGTTCCTCTTGGAACAATAACTCCACCATGAACACTATTATATTTGTGTAAAATGTTATCTTCAGCTGTAAGGTCAAACTTAGAGTCTAAATTTAAAGACAATGAGTCTGTTGAAACAACTCCACCTGCTTGATTTAAAATTTGTGCATTTTCTCCTGATTTTTTTATCTTGTATCCTGGTCTATTATCAATAATATGCTCACCAGGCATCAATAATATTGTTGTTTTTTCTGTTATATCGTTATTATTACCTTGAACATAAGAAAATCTTGCTGACTCAATCAGTGCCCTTTGAACAGTTTTAAATGGTGTTGCTTGGGAATTACCCTGATTTGACATCGCATCACTTGCATCTAAATCACTTGGACTTACATAAAGAATACGACCTTCTACGTTTTTTAAGAAATTATCTAACTTATTCAGTGGCATGACACAATAATTCTACTATGATTCTATGTTCTATTTATGTATTCAAATTTGAGTTAATTTCGTTCAACATAATACCAAGTCACAGCAACTCTCTTGATTCCTTCAGTTACAGGTTCACCAGCATGAGGATAACACCAATTTGAGGGAAATATCAAAGCATAACCAGGTTTAGGTTTATATGTTACATGCGGAAATGAAGTTCCACCACCTTCAAAGTCATCTGTTAAATAAACGATAACTGATATTGTTCTATAAAATTCCTGTTTTTCTCTATAGTCAGCAACATCATGATGAAACTTATATTCTTGATTTTTTTCATATTGTAAAACTTGTATGCCCTCTCTCCAACAGTAAGTATCATATCCACCAGGCACAGGATAGTATTGAAAATTTTCATGAATATTAATCAAACGTCTCTTATATTCATCCAAACCCTGATTTATTTTATTATGAAAATTTATTATTAATTCATGATTATCATCAAGGAAAGAACCTGTGCTTGTGCGAACAGGACTTATATCCTGTTTATTACCCTCTCCAAGCACTGTACTAGATTTAAAGTTTAATGTATCAATATATTTGTTAACCTCATCAACCTCATTAGGTTCAAGAACTTTTATAACTTGTATCAAAGTTTCCATAATTTAATAATTAAAATTAAACAATTTCAAAAATGAACATTGAAGCACGGAAGATGGGATCTTCATCACCACCACCTGTGGTTCTTGCCTGTAGGATATAAGTGACTTGACCACCATTGTGAGAAGGATTATCTTTTGAGATAATATTTAATGTTCTTCCATTTTTTGTTGATGTAATGGTGCCACCTAATTGAGTGCCAGATCTCGTAAGTTTTACCTGACAATTTTTTACACTATTGTCTACGTCTTCTCCTGACACTGCTGTACCATTTACCACAACCAAAAGTGATGTTCCCGACGTGCTTGGTGTAATATCCACAGTTTTAAAATTACTGTAACTATTATTAGTCACAGTATGATTAGTTTCATTAGAAGCAACCACTGCTGGTGTTGCAGTGGATCCTGGTGGACCTGGTGGACCTGGTGGACCTGCAACTGTGGATGGTGTACCATTTGTACCATTTGTACCATTTGTACCATCTGTACCTGGTGAACCTGGTGGTCCTGGTGGTCCTGATGGTCCAGGAGTGATTGATGCCCTTGAATTAAGTACTTTTATAAGGTAACAGAGAGAATAATATGGTGGTAAGTTTTTGTTTGTTGCAGAAGTACCTTCTGTAGATGCCATATTTCTATTGTGGACTTGACTAGCATTATCTACAAATTCAACTACCCCTTCACCATCATCTTCATCTTGTCCAGTTCTAATAGTATGAGTATGAGATACTAAAGTTGCATCTGCACTACCACCAGTCGCAGCAGGAGAAACACCTGGATATGTAGTATCTCCAGTGCTATTTGAAGCACCAACTATAAACTTATCTGTTAAATTTGGAATATTAAATGTACTCGAACCATTACCAACACCATGAACAGTTGAAATTGCAGAAAACAATACACTATATTCAGTTCTACTTATTGCAGATCCATCACATAGGAGATAACCAGCTGGAATATTTGATGCTAATCCTGCCCACATAGTGATAGTTCCTATTGGCTCACCTCCTCCTCCAGAAACTGGAATCCATTGACTTCCTACTCTTACTTTAATAGCCATTTTTTCCCCCTAACTATAAGGTGAATCACCGAGAATACTTGTGTCCCACTGTGCTTTAAGTTCTTTTGCTGTTGTTGCTGTTGTTATACCAGCAGCGGCAGGGGCGTCTCTCAAAGCTTGTTTTTGGGCAACGATTGATGTAGTTGCAGCACCAACTTCAAGTGCACGTTGAAAATCAATATCAAGAGCAACAAGTTTTGATTTCCTTGCATTTCTTATGTTTTTTTTATGTATTTCTCTGGCTTTCGCCATGTCAATTCCAAATCCCATAATCGTTAAGGTGTATAAGTCCAAGCGTCCCTAAAACTTCGATCAGTAGGAACTTCTGATTTATCTATTATATATGATGTTTTTCCTGGTGGAACATCTTTTGCTTGTATTTCTTCAACAGTTAAATTGCAATTATTTGCTGGTATCATAACCGCAACTATACCATTGTCTTGTGTGTAAATTATTCTTTTATCAGAATTTGCCATTTTTTTTCTTTTATTATATAGTATATATTAAGTAAATATAAGGACTGATACACGAGGTTGGTCATCAGCAACACCATCGTCAAGATCACCGCATCCAATATAAACTTTGTCCACAAATTTATTACAAACTATTGCAATATTATCTATATCATCATTAAGATCTGCATAATTATCTACATTTGCTCCTGATGTTGCAAAAACAACATAATTTGTATTAGAAAAATTAGATGAAAAAAAGACCTCATAGTTTCCATTGGATCTTCTATTCACAGAACTCACACCAAAACTGTTAATTTCTGTGGCAGCACCTGCACCTGAAAATTCAACCCATACCTTTGCACGACCTTTTTCAATCTGGTCTGGAGTAGAACTGGATCCACCACTTGTATTTTGAATTGTATTAACTTTAAGTGTTGACATAATTAACCTCCACCAAAAACTGCACAAAAAATATTTGCAGCGTCTTGCGTTGTCGATCCATTATAAGTAACGACTAACTTAAAATTAGTCGTAGTTAAAATATATGCTCCCATTTCCCTAGCATTGCCCACATTTCCAGAATCACTGTCATTTCTAATGTAGTGACCAGAAGAAACTACACAATAATTAGTATTTGCCATAGCATTATCAAATGTGACTGTATATCTACCGCTTCCTGTGAGTTCAGTAATAGAACTAATATTAAAATCATCACGAATACCATCACTAAACCTTCCATCAAAATTAATCCATGCTGTTGCAAGTTGTCCTTTTTCTGTGCCAGAACTATTTTTAAATACTGGTGCTGCTGATGTAGAACTTTGAACTGTCTGTGTAATTAGTGTACTCATAGTAACCTCCTAATATTATATATTCTATAAAATTGTGAATGTCGATCCACTGTTGATTGTGAAAGTCACACCATTTGCAATGGTATAAGGACCAAAAACCCCACCATTTTTCGTTCCACTGGCAGGAAAAGAAGTTGTTTGTGTCATTGATGTTGGGTTTTGGAAGAAATTATTTGCTTCAATTACATCCGATGATAATTCACCAGTTCCTTCAGCACTATCTGATATATCATACCATATATCTCCATCACAATAAGTTCCACTAGTTCCCTCAGTGCTAATATATCGACCTCCATAAGCATTACTTGCCGATGTAATTCCGATTGTACCTGAATTTACAGTAATCGGATTTGTACATGATCTTTCAGTGGAACCAACTTTATATTGTTTAACATCAACTGTTGCACCAGCATTATCAATCCAAGTTGGAGGACCATCTCCATTACTTTTAAGTATCTGTCCTGATGTACCATAATTAGTTGCACCGTTGAATGCAACTGCTCCCGTTGATGTGACACGAAATCTTTCATTTAATGTTCCACCTGCATTTGCTCCATCAGTAGCAAGCACAAAGTCAGCTAAATTATTACCTCTATCATGAGCATAAAGTCTAACATCACCACTCCTTTTTGTTCTTAGTTCAAGTCCGTGATAGTAACTATTAGTGCTTCCATTATCTACAATCCTTAAACAAGCAGTGTCATCACTACCACCAACATATGTGATAGATGATTTAGCATCCACAGCAACATAGAATGGTGCACCTGACGTGGAGTCTCCTCGTGATGTTACTTTTACATCACCATTTGATTCGATGCGAAGTCTTTCTACTACTCCAGTGGCAGTATCTGGTCTTGTATAAAAATGTAAACTTCCGTCGTCTTTATTAGTTGTATCTGTTCCTGATTTTGCAATCATTCCAGCAACTTTATTTGTATCCCAGAAAGCAAATACTTCTGCTATTCCAGTACTCGCACTTGTGGTGGTTCCTCTAAATGCAAGTCTACCACCAGATGTTCCACCAGAAATATGAAGTGCTCCAGCAGTTGAATCAAGATTTTGTGTAGAACCACCAGTATATAATCTACCACCTGAGTCGATGCGAAAAACTTCTGCATTAGATGAACCATTTTCAATTACAAAATTATTTCCACTATCACCATGTATTCTTGCTCTATTTGTTGTTCCATTTGCCCAAGTGAGTTGATAGTCTTGATCTAAGATAATTCTTCCAGCAGCAACATCAAGTTTTTCCCTTGGAGATGTATTACCTATACCTACGAAACCAGTTCCATTATCAATTTTCATTCTTGGAACAAAATTAGCACTCGATGGTGGATTATTAGAATAACCAAATAATAAATCATCTTGAACAGCTGTTGTGACTAACGCAATTTGTTGAGTACTAAAAGCAGCAATACCACCTCTTGAATGACCACTATAATGTACGAGTGCCGAAGCATCAGTTTTAAACACTTCTAATTCGTCATTAAATGTGGCATTAGCATTAACAGTTAAAGTATCACTAGAAGCATCACCTAAAGTTGTATTTCCAGTTATTTCTAAAGCAGCTGCCGTTATAATACCAGTTGTGTTTACATTAGTTACATCTTCATAGGTTATTGTTCCATCGACAGTCAGGTTACCTTCAATAGTAGTTGTTTTCTTTAACGTAATATCACTTGCATTAAAATTAGCAATTTCTTGATTATTTGCCCATATTTCAAACTGTCCATCACCATCTTGTGCAATACCAGTATCATTATCACCAATAACTAAGAAATGATCAACTGTATCATATAACGTTCCTGATGTTTTTGGAGTAGCATTTACTCCAATATTACCATTAACATCAATCATAAATCTTGAGTCACCATTAACAAAGACTTTAAATGTAGTGGCCGCACCAACAGCACTTAGTTGAAATTCTTTATCGGCAACACTTATTTGTCCATAATGACTTCCGTTATATTTTAAGTTTAGATTTGTATTATTCGCACTACCTCTATCAAACTCTGCTACTGGATTAGCATTTCCAGTTACTTTTAATACACCTGTAGTGAATGTTCCTGACCCAAGTGATGTATTACCACTAGAATTAGTAATCATTACTTTATCGTTACCACCTGAGTCACTTGTATCTCTATTGTCTAATAAATCTGCATTTAAATTATCTACTCTTGTTGTAGAAGCAACTACAAATGGTGCGGTTCCTTGTGATGCTGTAGATGTAAATGTTGTTGCTCCAATTCCACCTGTGCTTGCGTTGAAAGTAAAACTTGAATTGGTGTGTGGATTTAATGCAGTATTCTCGGTGATTGCTTGAACAAATACGGGGAAGCAAGTTGGATCACTATTCTGATTTGTTATAACCAACTCATTTGCTGCGACATCTCCAGTTATATTATTAGCTTTTAAAGTTCCAACAGCTAGTGTTGTGTTATTATTTGTAAGTGCATTTGCTCCAGTTGGATTATCAGTTCCGATACCGACATGACCATCTGATGTGATGCGAAGTCTTTCATCCTGATTTACATTAAACAACAAGAAATTATTATCACTATCATATGTAATATTACCTCTCGTTGTTCCACCACTATTCAAGAAAGCAATAATATTATTACCCGATGAAGTCCCACACTTCATCTTATACTCTACATTATTAAGACCTGTATGAGTTAAATCACCATCTGATGCGATGCGAAGTCTTTCAGTTGCTGATGATTCACCATCATTAGTTGTTTTGAAAACGATACGTCCTGGCTTATCATCTGTTCCGTGATCTAAGTCCGCCTGAAATTCAATTGCAGAAGATTCTTGTTGAGTTCCGTTACTATCATTTCCAGTTACTCTTAATGCACCAAGAACTTGGTTTGTTGAAACTGACGTATCATTTCTATGTAAGACTAAATTTGGACCAGCACCCGTCTTTCCATTAACCTGAAGCATTGTGTTGGTATCATATACAGATGTTGTATTAATTCCAATTTTACCGTCTGACATGATGCGGATTCCAAGAGTCGCAGTAGTCACTACAGCAGCACTAGCACCAAAAACAGACCCAATATGAATGTCTCTATTATGATTACCAATTACAAGACCAGGAGCATTCGCTGCCATTCCAGTCATCTGTGCTTCGGTGATTGCTAATATTGGTTTATCATTTGATTGGTCGTTATATCTTGTTGCATATAAAATATTTTCAGCAAGAGCATCGTGCTGAACATGTAATCTTCCATTTATATTTGCTGACTCATTGATACCAACTGATCCAATTCCTGTGATGCGAAGTCTTTCAGCAGCACCAGCTCGCATAATAATATTATCAGTTGCCAGCAATCCCAAATCATCTTTGTCTCCCAAAGATAATCCATCTCCACACCCTACCCAAACTTTTGTATTTCCTCCTTGTTTAAATCTTATAAATGTTCCTCTACTATCCGTAGTATCTAAATTTAATACTCCATCAGTTGTTCCTTTTATGGTGCAACTAGTTCCATTATAAGTAAAGTTTTCTTCGGCATTTAAAGTATTTGAACTAGCAGCAGTTATAACTCTATTATCTGAACCATTAGCAATAGTTACCTTAGATGCTTCACCTGTTACAGGACCTGTTATATTACCAGCTATTAAATTTCCAACAGCTAGTGTTGTGTTATTACCCGTAAGTGCATTTGCTCCAGTTGGATTATCAGTTCCGATACCAAGATTACCGTCATATGTCAAAGTCATTCTATGAATATTATTCGTTGCAAAGTCAAGATTTAAACCACGTTCTTGCCAAATTATTGCATTTCTATCGTCAGATACTCCAGAAATACTACCTTTACCAGCATCATAGGCATTACCAATTATTAACCCTTTTTGATAATAATATCCATTTTGACCATTAGCATCTGAATAAGCATTAAGTTCAATATTACCACTTACGTCTAATTTTTGATCTGTACCAGTAGCTCCGATACCAATATTACCACCGTTTGCAATTGTAAATACATCATCTCCATCACCACCCACTGTTAAATATCCACGATTATCTGCCTTATCATATCCTAAAATAATACAATTATCTGTAGGTGATGCCATATTGTCACCAACATATATTTGAGGATCTGAAACACCAGTTCCTTCAAACATAGCAACTACTTGTTGATCAGTACTGACTTGTAATCTTGCATTATTATGAACAGTATTAGTTCCGATACCAACGTCACCATCAGATAAGATGCGAAGTCTTTCTTCTAAATCATCACCACCATTAGTATAGAACTTCATATCTCCCTTCAAAGTTCCACCAGAAGTAGAATGAATAGTTGAAGCTATGGAGCACATGGTATTACCATCTTGAGGTGCAGCAGAAACACCAACAGCAAAGTTTAGTCTTCCTCCTCCATTATCAGCATGACTAGCAGCACGAAGAGTAAGTTGAGGATTATTATCTTCTCTTATATCAAAAATACCTGTAGGAGTTACTCCCAATCCCATCTTACCATCTTTATCGATGCGAAGTCTTTCTTCTGGATTGTTAGTTGTAGCAGAAGTAAGGAATGCCAAATCACCAATGTTATTTGATCCTTTATCAATATGAATAATTGCACCACCAACATTAGTACCACCATCATTTGTGAAAGCAATACCATTTCCTGAGTCAGTTGTAGAAGGATTACGAATTACAATCGCATAATCATTTGTATCATCAGTATCACCAGCAGCATCTATTCCAGATGCATCTATATCAAGTTTTCCCCTTAGACCAGATTGTTGGTCGGAACTCATTCCGAGTCCCAATTTTCCACTTGAGTCGATGCGAACTTTTTCGGCGCCAGTAGTATTAAATACTATATGATTATCAGTTGCTGACACATAAGTGCCAATTATAGAAGGTCTATCACTACTTCCTTCAGTTCCAAATATAATTCCATCACCTGAGTTAGCAAATTTTATATGATCACGTGCTGTAATAACTC